CAATTACAGATAACGCCTCCACCACTGTTTTTGCAGGTAATTGGTCTAAGCACGACAATACAGATTCAGTTCAATCAGTTGTAGGTTTAATCGGTACTATAACTAAAAGCTCACTACTAACTGCGTTAAATGTAGAAGACGGAGCAGATGTAACAGATACAACTAATGTAACATCCGCTGGTGCTGTTATGGATAGTGAAATTACTAACCTTGCTGAAGTAAAAGCGTTTGATAGTACGGACTATGCCACAGCTACACAAGGTACTACTGCGGATAATGCTTTGCCTAAATCGGGCGGGACAATGACTGGTACTCTTAATGCTACTATCGTAGATTTAGGTGACTGGGCTATAACTGAAACTGGCGGGTCTCTGTACTTTTCCTATCAGGGGGCTAATAAGTTTAAACTAGACAGTAGCGGAACTATGTCGGTAACTAATGAAGTCCAAGCTGACCAAACTATCACATAATAATAATAATAAGCTAATAGTGGGTACACGAAGATGGCAATTAGAGTAAACGGCACAGAAGTAATAGACGACAATAGAAACGTAACTAACGTAGTTCTTGTTGATGGTAGAAATGTATCATCCGATGGTACAAAGCTAGATAATATTTCTTCTAATGCTGATGTAACATCCGCTGCACTACCTGCGGCTCTTACTGGTCTTAGTACCATTGCTTCTCCCGCTTCTAGTGATCTTGTTGCTATTTACGATGGTTCTGGTTCCACTTGGGGTACAGCTACTATTACCGCCGCCGCTCTACAAGGCACAAAAGGCCAGAAGGGTGAAGTTGGCGCTACTGGTCTTACTGGTACTACAGGTGCTAAAGGACAAAAGGGCGAAGTAGGTCAAAAGGGACAAACTGGGTCACAAGGTATTCAAGGTATTCAAGGTATTCAAGGTGCTACAGGTGCTACTGGCTCTGCTGGTACTAATGGGTCTACAGGAGCTAAGGGCCAAAAGGGTGAAGTAGGACAAAAGGGACAAACTGGGTCACAAGGTATTCAAGGTATTCAAGGTGCTAAAGGACAAAAGGGTGAAGTAGGTCAAAAGGGTCAGACTGGTAACACTGGGTCACAAGGTATTCAAGGTGTCGCGGGTAACACTGGGTCACAAGGTATTCAAGGTGCTAAAGGACAAAAGGGACAGCCCGGTACTAATGGTACTAATGGGTCTACAGGAGCTAAGGGCCAAAAGGGTGAAGTAGGACAAAAGGGACAAAAGGGACAACAAGGTATTCAAGGTATTCAAGGTATTCAAGGTGGTACTGGAGGTACTGGAGCTAAAGGTCAAAAGGGTCAGACTGGCGGCGGTGGTTCTACTGGCGCTAAAGGACAAAAGGGTCAGACTGGTAACACTGGGTCACAAGGTATTCAAGGTGCTAAAGGACAAAAGGGTGAAGTAGGACAAAAGGGTCAAAAGGGTCAAACTGGCTCTGGTGGAGGTACTGGTTCTACTGGCGCTAAAGGCCAAAAGGGTGAACCCGCAGCGACAGGCGCATTTCTTGCTACTGCTGGCGGCACGATGACTGGCAACACGCTTGTTAGTAACTACGGAATTGGCAATGTTGGAGTGTATTCAGCGACAAGATACCAAGCTGTGTGGTCTATGGGTAACGCATATAAACAGGACGCAAACGGTACCGGCCTTAGTAACTTGTACGGTATATCTTACACTCATACAAATGTTGGAGGGCAGTCAAAGTCTGGATTGAGCCATCAGGCATTATTTGTGGAAAACGGCGTTACGAAGTCCGCGATTGGAACTGGCATTTGGACCAGTGGGGTTATCACAACTACAAACAACATAGTCGTAAGTGGCACTGTAGATGGCCGTAACGTATCAACTGATGGCACCAAACTGGATACCATAGCGACCGGCGCGACGGCAAACGTTGGTGACATCACGGGCGTAACTGCTGGAACAAATATGACCGGTGGCGGCACTAGCGGCACGCCAACTTTGAGCACTATTATGACGCCAACCTTTAATGATGTTTATTGTAACAGTTGGTTTAGAAGCTATACCAGCGGCAGGGGAATGTACAACCAAGCCACGTTGCAGCATTTCTACTCAGACCACAATGATTTTTGGAATGTTGCGGGCGGCGTTGGCGCAAATGGGATTAGGTTCAGAGATACTTACGCTGGCACTGTGCGAGGTGCAGTCTACGCAGATGTCAATAATAAGATAGGCTTGCTAGATAAAGATCACCAATGGTGCCTTCGACATACTGACATGTATAGCACTGAGTTTCTCTCAAACAATGTTGTAAAGGCGACAATCAACAATGCGGGTAATATTACGGCGACCTCGTTCACTGGCGACGGTTCCAATCTGACAGGGGTTGGTGGCAGCACAACTTTGGGGGCGGTGGGAACTTACGCATTTCTGGGCCGCAATTCGGCTGCTAGTATTACGTCTGGTACTAGCTATGCGGGTTCCATTTTGAAATACGCTGGTTCTCAATCAACCAATGCTTATTCTGACAATACTGCGATGGATGTAAATTCCGGCTCTGCCCCATCAGGTACGTGGAGAGCGATGGGTAATGCTTCTACCGTGACATATCGCGTTTCTGCTACATTATTTATAAGGATAAGCTAAATGGAAGAAGAGGAAAATGCAGGAGTGCCGCCTGAAGTCATTCCAGCAGCCGTATCAACTGGAGAAATTGAAATAAGTGAAGTCCGGAACGCGGCATCACAGTCATCTGACAACCTTAGTATGGACGTTGAGATTAACCACCCAAAACACGGCTGGATACCTTACACACTTGATCCTAGTGATACTGATACGACCATCAACAACGATAAAGTCATGGCTCTGATTGGTACGGACTTCGCAGCTTACGTTGCACCAACTCAAGCAGAATTGGACGCAGAACAGGCGCTAGTCGTTCGAGATCAACGCTCCAATCTCCTCGCCACTGAGGTGGACCCTGTTGTAACAAACCCGTTGCGGTGGGCTGATTTATCCTCAGAAAAACAGACGGAATGGGTGCAGTACAGGGCCGCCCTTTTAGCAATACCAGAACAGTCTGGATTTCCTCATGACATTACATGGCCCGTTAAACCACAATGATAATCTACCAACTATCTCTTCATGGGACAGCTTGCTATGATGCTAGGGGTAAGACTTGGGAACAGGTACAATCTGAGACTGGCTGTAAGCCCAATGCAGAATGGTTAGACCCCATTCACGACCGACCGTTGTTAATAGGAGAGTTTGGGTGCGCAGTGAGCCACCTAAGAGCTTGGGAGAAGGTAGTTGATAGTGGTGTAGGCGGCATCATACTTGAAGAGGACGCTGTGTTTGATAGTATAAACACAACAGACGTTAATAGGCTACTAACAGACCACGACAGTGTTTGGTTAGGCTACAGGTGGAACGACATGGGTTACTGGTATAATTGCCACGCCTATGCTATCACACCAACCACAGCCAAACTTCTTATAGAAGACTTTGAACATCAAATCATACCCACAGATGAGTGGGTTCCACTGAGACTAAAAGACAAGAACAATTACTTCTATCAGAAAGAAGTAGTCACTCAAATCCCACGGTCAACCCGACCAAGTACCATCGAGGATACACAGATGTTAACTAAACCATTTCAAAATATGCACGTAGTTACTGTAGGAACAGAAGACAGTAAGTGCTGGGCGTTAAACCAGTCTCTTATCGCTCAAAAGGCCACTGTAAAAAATGTAGGTCTTGATAAAGAAGCCTTCAACATGGATAGCTTTGGTGGGATGCCAAAGATTTCTTACGTAAGATCGTACCTTAATGATCTACCAGATACCGACATAGTATTGTTCATGGACGGTTACGATACCTTCCTCGCAGATGATCTATCTACTATCAAGGAAAGGTTCCTTGGTTTTAATGTGGACATACTATTTAGTGCGGAAGAGGATTGCTGGCCGCTTGGGGATGATAACTTCTTTAAGTCCCGTTGGAAAGATGAAGGGACCCCTTACAAGTACCTTAATAGTGGGGTTTATATTGGTCGAGTAGGTGCACTTAAATATTTCTTCGATTTAGAGGTAAACGCAAAAGACAACGGAGACGATCAGCTATTCTGTCAGCACCGTTTCTTACACGTAAATTCTCAACCTATACCCACAAGGGATTTTCTTGTGGCTTTAGACTATGAGGCTTACATCTTTCAGAGCCACGACAAAAGTATTAGAGTAGTAAACGGGCAACTTTGGAATAGCAGGACAAACTGTTGCGGATGTGTCTACCACGGAAATGGTGGAGAAGATGCCAAGTCGTTCTTTGTCGAGGTGGCAGGGGAGTTTGGTTATCATGAGACGATTAAGCCTTTTCAGCCAGCCCTGCTAGAGACTAAGTACGAAGAAGTAGCCCAAGACGTTCTGGTTATGCCCTTCTTATCAGAAAGTGAATGTAAAGCCTTAATCCAGAAGTCTGAGAACCTTGGTAACTGGGGTCAGATGGAAGGAGACAAGTTTCCCGCACAAGAGATTAGGTTGAAAGACCTTGGTTTGTGGGATGACTATGAGGCTAAGTGGCGAGACAACTTATTCAAGGTCTGTGAGGAACACTGGAAGCCAGTTGAGTATATGGGCCTACGCGATGCCTTTACCATGCGTTATGCTATGGACACACAGACATCTCTGGGGTTACACACAGACGCCGCTCTTATTACTGGTAGCGTTAAGCTAAACGACAACTATGAGGGAGCCACACTATACTTCCCTCGCCAGAGCTTCAATAACTTTGATGTTCCTGTCGGTAGCTGCATATTGTTCCCAAGCCAAGTTACTCATGGTCACTATGTCGATGAGCTACAGTCTGGGATTAAATACTCACTTACAATGTGGACTTCCAGATATGTTGGTGACGTTAACTAAATGGAGCAGTAAATGTTTGGAACCAGCCCTTTTGCCTCCTCTACCTTTGCGGGTGCGGGGAGTGAAGAATACGCTTTAGGTGCTGCTTCCATCACTACTGGTGCGGCAAGTATACCAGCTATCACTATGTCAGAGGATGAAACCTTTGGTGCGCTTTTTATTACCTCTGGTATTCCTACTCTGGGCCTTAGTACTTTTGACCAAGGACAGACACTATCCACGACAGCACTAGACACAGGTATACCAGTTGTTGGTACTGTCTCTATGTCAGAAGAAGAGACCCTATCCCCTGTTGGTATAAGTACTGCTAACCCAGTCGTGGGTGATGCTGGTTTTACAGAAGTTAACATTATACCTCCTGTCTCAATAACTACTGGTGTACCAGTCAATGGTACATCTGAATTTAATCAAGATCAGACGTTTGAGCCTTCTAACTTAGATACTGGCGCAGTAGACCTACCAGATATACCTATGTCAGAAGAGGAAACTTTTACTGCTAGAGACATAACTACAGATACGCCAGAGACCCCTTCTGTATTGCTTAGTGAAGGTAACATACTTTCTACTGCAAACCTAGATACTGGCGCAGTAGACTTACCTGCAATACCAATGTCAGAAGATGAGACATTTTCTGCTGTAGGTATCACAACAGGTAACCCTCTGGTTGCTATTGTAGACTTTGATCAAGATCAGACGTTTGAGCCTTCTAACTTAGATACAGGCGCTGTAGACCTACCAGATATACCTATGTCAGAAGAGGAAACTTTTACTGCTAGCGACATAACTACACCTACACCTGAGACTCCTAGCGCACCATTTAACCAAGGTCAAACAATTGAGTTACCTAATCTAGATACAGGTGCTGTAGACCTACCAGATATATCTATGTTTGAGGAAGAGACCCTTTCTGCTGTAGGTATCACAACAGGCGCTGTAGACCTACCAGATATATCTATGTCTGAGGAAGAGACCCTTTCTGCTGTAGGTATCACAACGGGCGCTGTGATTGTAGACTTCGCGGCCTTTACTGAGAAAAACATACTCTTCCCCGTTGGCATAACTACTCCCCCGCCAATAGTACCCCCTGTGGTAAAGTATGGCGATCACATATTCTATATGGAACCTTTATTGTCTGGCATACCCTACTTAGAGTCTCCCTTCTGGAACCCTGCTTTCGCCCGTATTGTTAACATAAGTACTCCCCGTATAGGGACTAAGACTGAGGTTGCAAATAGCAACTCAACTAAGTTTAATAACAGCAACAATAAGGTGGTAATCAGCTAATGGCTTTTAGGATCAAAACAAATGACACTAGCCCAAAGCTGGCTGTAACGCTTGAGGATGCAAATGGAAACCCAGTAGGGCTAGCTGGTGCAACCGTTCGTTTCCACATGAAAGCTTTTGGAGCAAGTACACTAACTGTAGATGCCGCTGCCGTTGTAACAGACGCAGTTAAAGGAATTGTAGTTTACTCTTGGGTCCCTGCTGATACTACAACGGCAGGAACTTACTACGGAGAGGTAGAAGTTACTTATGGTGATGCGACAGTAGAGACCTTCCCCAACAATAGTTACTTCACAATCATAATTAGGGAGGACTTAGACTGATGACTAAGGTGAACTTAACAGGAAAAATATTAAAGACGGATGAAGAACAACGCATGGTCTATGGCTGGGCCTCTGTAGTAACCGAAAAAGGTGAACCAGTGATCGACCGCCAAGGGGATGTAATAGAACCGGACACGCTTGTACGTGCCGTAAACAAGTTTATGGAACATGTTCGTGTCGGTAAAGAGATGCACAAGGGCGACCAAATTGGGGCTGTAATACACTCCATGCCTATCACAAAAGAGATAGGTGAATCCCTTGGCATACAGAGTGACCGTGAGGGTTGGATTGTCGCGTTTAAAGTATATAACGACGATGTTTGGGCCAAGGTCAAGTCTGGTGAACTAGCTGCATTTAGTATTGGCGGCAGAGCAATGAAGGAAGAGTTATAATGGCTAACCTTTTAATGGAGCTTGAGTTAGATGAACTATCATTAGTTGATCGCCCAGCCAATGCACAAGCAATGGTATCACTGTTCAAGCGTGACAACTCCAACGGAGAGAAAATGGAAAACGAAGTAGAAACACTAGAAAAAATGGCTCCTGATATGTTGGAGAAACTTAAACCCTATATGGACAAAGGCATGGACGAAGCCGAAGCCATGAAAGCATATAACTTCGACATGAAGAAGTCAGACGAAGTTCAAGGGCCAGTTAACCCCTTGTCAGCAGAGCTTGATCGTTTCAAGTCTGAAAACCAACTCCTGCGTAAAGCGTTGATCGAAGACGGTTACGTTATTAAGGCTGATGTCGTAGAAAAGAAAGCTCCAGAAGAGTTTGTCGAGTACGATGGTGTGAGTATTAACAAAGCTGATATCCCTGATGTAATCTTGAAGGCTCTTGAGGCTGCCGAAGTTGCTAAAGTAGATGCAGAGCTTACAGCCAAAGCGGAAGAAGCCCTTCCTCACTTTGATGCTGCTACCGCTAAGGAATTAGTTAAGTCTTTCGAGACTAACGAAGAAATCATGGGTGTACTGAAAGCTGCTGATAAAGCGTTTGGTACTTCTATGGAAGAAGTAGGCAAGTCTGATGTTGACGGTAACTTTACCACCGCATCTGAGAAACTTGATGCGCTTGTAAAGTCCTACATGGACACCAACACAATGAAAAAGAGCGACTACGCTAAAGCATACGCTGCCGTAGCTAAGACCGACCAAGGTAAAGCTCTAATCACTAAATCCTATAAAGGGGAATAATCATGGCTGTTATGCAATCACGCGACAACCGCACTCTAGTTGCTGGTGCTGATCTTAGCGCAAAGCAATTTCATTTCGTAAAAACAGACGCAGCGATGAAAGCTGTTGTTGCTGGCGCTGGCGAAGAAGCCTTTGGCGTCCTTATCGTTCAAGGTACTGCTGGGAAAGCTGTAACTGTAACTGTAATGGGTAAGACTATGGTCGAATGTGGCGCAACCGTCGCAATCGGTGCTGCTGTTAGTGCTAACGCTGCAGGCGAGGCTATCACATCAACCGTTGGCGACCGTATCATGGGCCATGCTTATGAAGCTGGTGTTGACGGTCAGATCATCGCTATCGAACTCATTCAAGCTGGGCCTCTTAAACTGTAATAGGTTTAGAACTTAAAGGAATAACATAATGCCACTATTGACCCCATCGAGCGTCCATGTAGACGCACCACTGACAAACCTTACTATAGCGTATGTCCAAGACCAGAACAGCTTTATCGCAGATAAGGTATTCCCAACCTTGGGTGTTTCAAAGCAGTCGGATAAATATTACATCTACGACCGCGACAACATGAACCGTTCGGGTGACGTAAAAGTACTTGCACCACGAACAGAAGTTAACCGTATCGGAATGTCACTTTCCGAAGGTATGTACTACTCAGACGTATATGGTCTGGCTATGGACTTCGATCAACAGACCTTGGCAAACGAAGATGCTGCCTTGGAAATCCGTACCGCTGGTGCGACAACCCTTACTAACCGACTGCTGATCCATCGTGAAAAGCAATTTGCAACTAACTTCTTTTCCACTGGTATCTGGGGTTCAGAAACAACTCCTGCAAACCTTTGGTCAGACTATACACTGAGTACACCTCTGCAAGATGTGACTACTGCTAGTCGCGTAATGCAACTCAAGTCTGGTGGCTTTAAGCCAAATACAATGGTTGTAGGTAAGGCAGTACGTGACATCCTTGTCAACCACCCCAAAGTGTTGGCTCGTTTGAATGGTGGTTCTACTGTTCAAAACCCAGCATTGGTTACTGACAACAAGCTTGCAGAAATCTTTGGTGTAGAAAACTTCCTTGTCATGGAAGCTGTTGAGAATACCGCTGCTGAAGGTCTTACTGAAAGTAACGCCTTTATCGGAGGTAAACATGCTCTCCTCGTACACGGTCCTCGCGCTGCTGGTCTTATGACCCCTGCCGCTGGTATCACCTTTGCTTGGAATAGCCTTGAGGGTACGAATAACTTGGGTATCACTGTTGAGTCTTTCTCAGACGATGCTTTGAAGCGTCAGCAAATCGCTGAACATATCCAAGTAAAAATGGCCTATGACATGCAAGTCACTGGCGCAGATTTGGGCTACTTCTTCTTATCAGTAGTAGCGTAAACAACTTGGGTGGGAGCTTTAGGGTTCCCACCTCTTTATCTATGTTAGGAACCCCGATGACCCCATTTCAATATGACAGACCCACATTCGTTCAAGTAGAGTTTAACGGCAGTGGTCGTGACTGGAAACTACAGGAACACTTCCCTTGGAAAGAGCTATCCGTAGATCAGGATACTGTTGAGGGACTTTATAATAACGAATACCTTTACCATGACTCAGAACAAGAGGCGCAAGCTAAGGTTGGGGATGGTTTAGAAGCCCTTGATAATGACGGACTAGCTAAGTTAGTAGATGCTATCAACGAAAAGGTTAAAGCTGCCACTAAGACGCAGACTGACTTTGATCGTAGAAAGTGTAAGAAGTCTAGGATAGTGGATAAGCAGCGCGGTTTAATCCGTAGTTGGCGTAGAAATCACGGACAGTTGGAGAGTGACTAATGGCTTGGAGCTACGACGAAGGAAACCTTAACACTGCTGATGCCCTTGGGCGTCTAAACGCAACTAGGTTGTTGATTGGTGATACAGATACTTTTGACCAACAGGTTAGAGATGAAGAGGTTACCTTTGCCTTAGCTCAGTCAAACAACAACGTATACAAGACTGGGGCTTGGCTTTGTCGAGTTCTGGCAGGTAAGTACGCAAGGAGTGTAGACACGGAGATTAGTGGTGCGCTTAAAGAGAGTGGATCACAGCTTAGTCAGCACTATGAGACCCTAGCAGATACCCTAGAGTACCAAGCACAGAAGCTAGGTGGATTAGGTATCGCTGCTGGAGGTATAATAGTATCGACTGTTAATGGTGTAAGGGCTAATACAAATCGCGTAAGACCTGAGTTTATTATGAACCAGTTTGATATAAACGACGCCGATTACACTAGATACCAGTAAGGATAGGACATGAGAGCGTATAACTTACTTAAACTGGTAGATCGTTATGGTTCTCTCTTGAACCTAGTAAAGACTACTTCTGCGGCATATGATCCCGCTACTGGTTCCTCTGCTGTCACGACAAAGAACTTTATCTTTACTGGTTATATGTATAACGTAGTTGGTGGAATTATCGCAACGGATGTAACTAGGGGATCACGCAATGTGGTTATACCTTTTCTTAACCTTGGTGCAGTCCCAGAGGATGGGGATCAAGTCTCTGGCCTTGGGGATGTAGCAAACATAACTAGAGTGCGAACTTATTATACCTCTGGGGTAACAGTTTGTTACTTATGTGAGGTAGCTGAATAATGGCCTCTGGAATGAAAGTAAACAGGACTGCCCTTAAAGCTGAGTTCGACAAGATTAGAGACTTTGCAGCGGAGAAGGCAGAGTCCTTTGTAAACGAGGTTGCGGATGATGCTATTATGTTCTCTACTCCCCATGTAGATACTGGTGCTTACATAACTTCCTTCTCAATTACCAAGGGTGCAGGTAGACCAAGAGGTAAGCAAACTAAGGGTCTACCTAGAAAACAAGTACCTTCACAGAAAGCACAAGAGGGTAGAGCATTGTTAGCCCAAGATGTTTCTAGTTTAGACTATGAAAATATATCAACTCTGGTACTACGCAATGGTTCTCCCCATGCTATATACGTAGAGAATGGTGGAAACAATTGGAAGAAAGCCCCCGCCAAAGTATTTGAGAGGTTGAGGATAAGACATGGCTGATATAAGCAGAGAGATTAGAGCCGCACTTGAAACGCAGCTTGCACAAATCACAGATGTTCCTGTCATAGCCTACGAGAACGTCCCTTACACCCCTACCACTGGTACTCCATACTTACAAGTAACTTACCTTCCTGTGACACGAAGACCAGCCGTAAGAGGGCTTAGTCCACAACAAAGGTACGATGTACTCTTTAGTATTAACTGCTACGCACCAGAGGGCAATGGCCCTAGCGCAGCGGATACTATGGCTAAAAATGTCTTGGAAGCTTTCGAGGCCACTACCTCTATAACACTTAATGGTGTAACAGTTCGTATTAACTACGCTGAGAGACAGCAAGGGATATTAGATAGTCCTTGGTTCTTTGTTCCTGTTAATATTAGCTGCTACGCTTATAACTAATTCTAGGAGAATATAACATGGCCTTTGCAAACGGTTCACGATCCAGTCTATCTTACATTGTCGAAACTACTTTCGGCACTACCCCCGCTGGTAACTTCCAAAACTTACCTTTTACCTCTCACTCTCTGAACATGAACAAAGAGCGTGTTGCTGGTACTGACATTCAAGCTGATCGTATGTCTCGCGTAGACCGTCAGGGTAACCGAACGGTAGCTGGCGACATAACAGCAGACCTTAGAGACACAGACTTTGACGTACTCATTGAATCTGCCATGCTTAATCCTTGGGTCACTAACGTAATTAAGGTGGGTACTGACCCCAAGTATATCTCCATAGAGGATTTTGCGGATGATATCGACCAAGCTAGATTGTTTACAGGTTGTTCCGTAAACAGCATGTCTGTCAATATCGCACCTAATGCTATGGTCACTGGGACTTTCAGTCTTGTTGGTAAAGACATGACTATTAGTGGTACACCGAAAACACAAGATGCCGCTACTACCGCACAACCTTTTGACGCATATTCTGGTGACCTTCAAATTGGTGGCGTTACAGCGGCTATTGTCACAGCAATGGACTTTACAATCACTAACAGTTTTGCTCCCACCTTCGTAGTTGGCGACGATACTGCCCCTGCGCTTGAGGTTGGTGACGCTGTAGTTGAAGGTTCTATGTCAGTGTACTTTCAAGATGAGACTATTATTAACCGCTTTGTTAATGAAACAGAGACACCCCTTAAAGTCACTGTCGGGGATAGTGCAGCAAGCCCAAACACTATGGAGTTCTTCTTTCCTCGCTGTAAGATCAACAGTGCTGACACAGGCGTAGACGGTCCCACAAGCCGTATTATTACTATTAGCTTTGTCGCACTACGTGACCCGACTGAGAACACAAACCTGCGTATTACACGCACGTAAGAGACCCTCTAGCTAGAGGAGGGGGGCGTTGGTGTCGGGTCTGGCGCTCCCCATTTAAATCACCCGATAAACCCAAACACAGGAAACCCGATATGGACCTTAAAGAATTAACCCCGAAGTCTGATGTTATTGAAGTTGACATTGTACACCCTTCCACTGGTGAGAAACTGTTCAACGACGATAATACACCAATGACTATCACTCTGTATGCTCCACACTCCAAAGAGTATAAGAAGATCATGCACGAACAAACGAACAGACGTATTAAGCAAGCCAACACGACAGGTAAGTTAGAAATTACGTCTGAGGAGCTAGAAGATAGCACCCTTCACGTACTAGCTAAGTCTACTAAGTCTTGGGACTTAACGTACAGTGGGGAGAAGCCTACGCTGTCTACCGCTAAAGCTAAGACTGTTTACAACGAAGTCTTCTGGATCAAAACTCAACTAGACTCTGCCGTTGAGGGCGCTTTAAATTTTATGACGGCCTAGTCAAAAGTCTTGTAGAATATGCAGAACACCAGTTCTCTTTAATCAAGTCTGATGGCAGTAATATCTCAAAGAGAGAACACCTAGAACAAGTAGAAAAGCAGACTGGGATAAAGCCCAAGGAATTAGAAGGGCCAAAGTTCCCTTACCTTGTTAGCCACCTCTGGTCTGCTTTTATTAAGATAGGTGAGTCTAGGTCAATGGGATTTAATGGCCCCAATACTATCTCCTACCAAGACATAAAAGCGTGGTCTGACCTTACTGGTACACCATTAGACGAGAGAGAAGTTGAAGCTATTAAAGCTATCGACGCAACTTATATGAGGTCCACTAATGGCTGACACCGCTAAAATTACCCTTGATCTGACTGATTTCAAGCTTCTGAATGACCACTTAAATAAAACCGACAAAAAAATGGACATGACGGCTAAGACCGCTAAGAAAGAGTTTGATAAACTAACAAGAGCAATTGACCCTGTAGCTAAGGCAATGCAGCAAACAAAAGATCAAGTTATTATATTGCAGAAAGCTGTAGTAGCAGGTGCTATCTCTCAGAAAGAGTATGCTGCTTCTCTGGCAATGATTACTAAAAATGCCGCACAATCAGGTATAACTCTTAATCAGTATGGTGCAGTAGTAGGTAAGACCACTCGCGGAGTTAAGAAGTTCGGCTCACATGGTATGCAGCAAGTAGGCTATCAGGTACAGGATTTCGCGGTACAGGTTCAAGGTGGCACAAATGCTATGGTCGCCCTTGGTCAGCAGGGTTCTCAGTTATTGGGTATCTTTGGCCCAGCGGGTGCTATTGCTGGTATGATCCTAGCTATTGGTACTGGTCTTGCGGGAGCTTTCATGGCTGCTAAGAGGGCCACTGATAATTTTACTGACTCCACCAAGAGCTTTGGCGAGGTAATGAAAACCAGCCAGAGTTACGTGGCAGATCTAACACTACAAAACTACATGCTGGTAAATAGTATTAGTTCTGTCGAGGAAGCGGACCTAAAGAGAACACTAACTAGGTTAAAAGCCGCAAGAGATGAGAAGCGATTAAGTGTCGCAAATAACCCTATTCTTAATAAAAGAAATAATACACCAGAGAAAGTGAAGGCATACGTTGATAAGGTGCGCACGGGTGCTATGGGCTCGTGGGGGGAAACTTTCAAGAAAGCGATTGACACTATAGAAGCTCGTATTAAAGTTATTGAGGCTCTCAACCTTAAGTCTAATATAGTTAATGCTATTGTAGATGGTGAAGAAAATATTTTAGAACTGGCAAATGAACAAGAAAATGTCAGAGATAGACTAAGGAAAACAGCCGCAGATTCTTACAGGTTGTTAACTAATTCCTACGGCTTGGAAGGGTCTGTTTTACTTGCAAAGGAAGAGCAGATAAAGAACGAACAAATACTTTTGACGCTTAGGCAAAATGGTGCGGATATTAACGGCTCAGATTACAAAACAATGGTAAGTGTTTTAGAAGTAAATTCACGGATACTTGTGGAACGTGCGAGAGAGAAAGAAATAGTAGCAGAGACATCCAAAGCAAAAGCCGCAGCCGCCAAAGCCGACGCCAAAGCAAAAGCGGCTGAGAAGAAAGCCCTAGCTGATCTCATAAAATTAAATAAGGTCTTGCAAGATTTAACTGACGACATGGCTTCCTCTCTTGAGAATGGTTTCATGGCTATGGTAGAAGGCACTAAGTCTGTAAAAGAAGCCTTTAAGAGCATGGCCTCTGATATCATAAAACAACTATTTCGTGTCTTAGTTATTCAAAACTTAGTCGGTGGTTATAACATAACCTCTGGCGAAGGTAGTGGTCTCGCTGGGTATATTGGCACAGGCGTGTTTGGGGGTACGGCAGCTAATGGTGGCCCCGTACAAGGTGGCAGAGGTTACATGGTAGGTGAGCGTGGACCTGAGTTGTTCACACCATCAGTGTCAGGAAATATCACACCTAACAGCCAAGTGGGTGGCGGTGGAGTTACTATCGTTCAAAACATAAACGTATCAACGGGCGTACAAGCCACTGTACGTGCTGAGATCAGAGGTATGATGCCACAAATAGCAAACAGTGCTAAAGGTGCTGTACTGGACGCTAAGAGGCGTGGTGGAGCATATGGGAGTGCATTTGCATAATGACTATATCTTATCCAGTTAGTATGCCTACCAATGTCGGTCTGGCAGAAATATCACTCACCACTAGAAACGCTGTTGCAGTATCCATGAGTCCTTTTACATACAAACAGCAGACCCAAACTTATGACGGTCAGATGTGGGAAGCTGAGTGTACTTTGCCCCCACTTAATAGGGATGACGCCCAAGCTTGGGTAGCCTTTCTTATGTCGCTAAAGGGACGGGCAAACACCTTCCTATTATACGACCCCTCTTCTAGAACACTACAAAGCTCTAATAGGCCAACCTCTGCTACTGTCGCTGGTAGTGCTGGAAGTAGTACTATATCGGTAACCATGTCAGGTACAATAACTGCTGGTGATTACATCCAGATAGGAACAGCCTCTGACGCCACCTTACACAAGGTACTTGAGACAGTAACCAACAATGGGACTATGGAGATTTGGCCTAAGCTTCGTAAGGCTAGAACATCCGCAAACACAGTAGTTCTAACAGACGCTTCTGGTGTATTTAGGCTTTCATCTAATGAAACATCTTGGTCCGTTAATAATGCCAGCTTCTTTGGTATATCATTCGGGGCTACGGAGGTAGTGTTATGACTAGGGCTATTCCAGCAGCACTTCTGACAGCATTAAATACTGATGCTATAGAACCATACTTTGCAATAGAACTTATGTTTGACCCTAGGACTACAACAAACGTAGCTGGTGACGTTCAAGTTGTTGGACCCTTACGTATGTGGACAGGTGTTGGAGATAGAACTATTACTGTGCAGGGTGCAGCCCAAGTCTTTACAGGTACAGGCTCACTCCTTTCTATCGGGGGGTTAGATGAAGTTAACGACCTATCTGCTAAGTCTTTAACCTTGTCGCTAAGTGGCATTAGTACTGATATAGTTTCTTTAGCCTTACAAGAGCCTTATCAAAGACGTACTTGTCGCCTATACTTTGGTGAACAAAGCACTACTGATATCGTGGAGATATTTGCTGGTAAGATGAACACCATGTCTATAGTGGACGAGGCAGAATCAAGTACCATAGCCTTAGACGTAGAAAGCAACCTGATCGAGCTAGAAAGATCAAGCGGTTGGAGATACACAGAGGAAAACCACCAATCCCGATACGCAGGAGATACTTTCTTTTCCTTCGTTCAAAGCATACAGGATCAACAAGTAGCATGGGGACGAGCAACAAGTTAAACATCTATATATCTAATCTCTCTGGTGTACCTTTCCTTTGGGGGGTACACGATTGCTTCACCTTCACCAATGGCGCTTTTAGGGCTATGTACGGGGTAGGGTATGCTGATGATTGGATAGGTCGTTACATGAACGGCAGTTCTCCTAAGAACTCTCGAAGTATGATGAAAGAATTTAAAGCTAGTACTCTATCTGCTGGTCTTTCCACCAAGTTAATTAAGGTGGATCAACCTGTACTTGGGTGTCTTGTTACGACAAGTAAGAACCAGCGTTGGGTTACTGGTGCCGCCCTTGGTGTATCTGTAGGCTCTAGGGCAATCTTCTTAGCCAAAGATGGGCTAATGAAAATAAACATTGAAGATGTAGAAAGCGCGTGGGTTCTTAAATGAGAAATAGTAATACACCTTACAACGTACTACGATACACTAACCATTGGGAAATGGCCCCCAGAGACCCCATCTCAAGTTGGTTGGCCGCTGCGTCTATAGGAAGCACTGCCACTGCTGTTGCGGCTGGAACTGTTGCTGTTGGTTTTAAATACTACGCTGTGTATGCTCTCAGTACCATTGCTATCTCAGTAGTTACTTCTGCTGTACTTGGTGCCTTAATGCCTAAGCCCTCATTGGGTAGTTTAACCTCCGATGGTCTTCTAACTAACGGTAGGAGTGCCTTATCTCCCTCTGAGTTTGTATATGGACAGATACGTAAGGGGGGTCAAATCACCTTTCTCGAATCTACTGATACAAACAATAAGATACTACATCAGATACTTGTCCTAGCAGGACACGAGGTAGAAGAGATAGGCGACATATACTTAAACGACCAAATAGTTACTATGACTAATGAGAACGTTACCTCTACCCCTTGGCAGCGCACCACAACGACACATGAACGTGATAGTGATGGTGATATCCTTAGCACAACAACTGTTGTAGATAACTTCCTAAAGATATACAAGCACCTTGGTAACCAGACCAGTGAAAATACACCTTTCGCCAATTCCACATCAACCCTAGCTAATACTTTAATCAACGAAACAAGCGCAACCTCAAGCTTTGTTGGTAAGGGCCAAGCTTATGTCTATCTTAGAATGGAGTTCGATCAGGACGCTTTCACAGACGGTATACCCACAATAACTGCTGTTGTTAAAGGCAAGAAGGTAGTTAAGACAATAAACGGCACTCCTCAGACCGCCGCATACAGTAACAATGCAGCTTGGTGTATGAGAGACTACTTGACCTCAAGCTATGGCCTTAATGACCCTTCTATTGACTACGCAACTTTTGAGGCCGCTGCTGTTATTTGCGACGATACTACGGTCCTTTCAGATGGCACCCCACAGTATACTATGAACGGTGTTGTCGGGGCTAATGAGCCTGTCGGGACTGTACTACAAAACATGACTACTACTTGTGGTGGAACCTTGTTCTGGGGGGCTGGTTACTGGAGACTGTTTGCTGGTGCATTTGTAGCCCCTACTAAGACCTTAACACTTGATGACTTTAGAAGTGGTATTAGCCTAGATACTAAAGTCTCCATGAGGGACAACTACAATGCTGTTCGTGGTACTTTTATAGACTCAGGATCAGACTACGTTAGCACAGACTACCCCCAGATTAACTCAGCTAACTTCTTAGCAGAAGACAATGGTTTTGAGACTGTACTTGACCTTACTCTGCCATACACGACAAACCCAATAGCTGCCCAGCGCATAGCTCGACAGATGCTATATAGAGGTCGTGAGCAACTTACAATGAGCGCAGACTTTGGGATGAACGCCTTTGACGTTGAGGTAGGAGACTTTATTAAGATCCGAAATGAGCGGTACGGTTGGGGAAGTAGTGATGAAAAAACCTTTGAGGTAACAGGTTGGCAACTTAAACCAGATGTAGATGGTCAAGACCTGAGAGTTAATTTAACTTTAAGGGAAAGCAGTTTAGCTGCCTTTGGCTTTGGAGCTTCAGACGAGCAAACAATCACCTCAAACAATACTACTCTATTAAATTACTATGAAGTCCCAAGCATAGGTGTGAGTGTAAGCCAAGCTTATCGTGAAGTAAACGAGAACTTAGTTACTGCCCTT